ATAAGTCGCCACCCCGATATTTTTTATGTTTACACACATTTAAGCCTAATTAACAATTTAATTAATTTTTTATATATTTGCATTAGTTAATAAAGTTAATCAAGTTAATTAGCATGGAAAAATCATTGAAATACAGTCAATTAGCAAAGGCGCTTGGAATGGGTAATGCCAGTGTTACAATGGCAGTGAAGAATGGAAAGCTAATTCCAGAAGAAGGAAAAAAAGAAATAAACATTGAACATCCTGTTAATAAAATGTGGATCCAAAATCAAATTGTAAAAGGAAAAACATTTGATTTAAATAGAATTTATCAAAATAAAAATAAAAAAAGTGATCCAGGATCTTCAGGACCAATTGAAAATTTTGAAATTGTTGTTGAAGATGATATTCCTGTGAAAATAATGGATGGTGAAATTTTTGGTGATGGATCAAAAAAAACAAAAGCATCACAAAAAAAAGGAAATCAATCTAAAAATCAAGGTGTCACAACCCTTGATGAACTGCGCAAACTGGAATTAAAAAAGAAAAAAGCAGATTTAAAAAGTACAGAGAAAAAAATTATTCTTGATGAATTAAAAATTCAAAAATTAAAAGGTCAGTTAATTCCTTATGATGCAGTGAAAACTGTTTTTATTTACAGTGCTGAAACTTTTAAGAATACATATCAACAGGAAGTGAATGGTCTTGCAAATATTTTCATTGAAAGGTTGGGTGGTGAACATAAGCATTTTATTGAATTACAAAAAGAATTAACTGAAAAGATAAATGAAATTCAATTGATGGTCCAGGAACATTTGATTGCCGGATTGAATGGAATTGTTTCTGAATATCAGGAAGTCAGGGAACGTGGTGAAAAGAAATAAAAATAATAAACAGGAAGATTGTGGATTTTCAACATGCGTTGGATGTCCTTTTTATAATATATGTTATAGTAATGAGGAAATATAAAACTTGAATTATGAAAACAGTGAATGATGTAATTAAAAAATACAATGAAGAATTGGAAAACTACTTGGATTATTATGATGTGAAAGAAATTAGCAAAATACACAATGTTAAAAATCGGACAAGGTGTGAAACTATTCGTGATATTTTGGATGATTTAGAAAAGATTAAAAAATAAAACTTGAATTATGAACACATATTTTAAATGTAAAGATGAAAAACATCCTTTGGATTATATGGAAAAAGGAATTATTCCATTATCAAAAGGAATGACTGTTGCATATCACGGTATTGTTTATGTTGTTAATGATGTGAATTATCATTTGTCAACAGAAATTCTTCAGATTAATTTGTTTGTGAGAATATAATTATGCTTTGTAAAACATTTTGTGAAAACTGTTATTATAGAAGCACAGATGAATCTGGTCTTATTGTTATATGTGCAGCAATGATGGATAATATTACTGATCAAGAATATGATGAAAATAGTCTTGAAAATTGTGATTATTATATTAATACAAATGAAATATATGAATAAATAATGCAAGACACTAAAGATCTTCAACAGCGATTTTTAAATTTATTTAGTTCAATAAGAACAAATAAAATGTCGTTATCACCAAGTGAATACGCTGAAAAATACAGAAAATTAACTTCAGATGTTTCCACTATTACAGGAAAATTCAAATATAATATTACACCATATTTAAAAGAAGTTGTTGACACACTTTCACCATATCATCCTGCAAAGATTGTTGCAGTAATGAAGGGCGCACAAATTGGTTTCACTGAAGGTGTAATTGTTAATGGAATTCTTTGGATGATTGCAAATAATCCTGGAAACTGTCTTGCATTATCTGCAAATGATGATCTTTCAAAAGAAATGGTTGAAAGTAGATTGGACCAAGGAATTCAATCCTGTGGAATACAACATTTGATCCGGCCAAATACAATTAGAAAAAGAAACCAAAGGACCGGTGACACTTCAAAGTATAAAGAATATGCAGGTGGCCGTTTGTTTGCAGGTGGATTGAATTCGATTGACAAGCTTGCAAGGCAAAGATCCATTAGGTTTGGATTTTTTGATGATTGGGATGCAGCACCAATTTCAGATAAAGATCAGGGAAATATTTTTGATTTGATTCAACAAAGATTTAGCACAGCAGCAAAATCAATGAAACAGTATTATATTAGTACACCAGAAACAAAGCCATCCAACATTGAAAAAGTTTATCAAATGGGGGATCAAAGGAAATGGTTTGTTCCATGTCCAAAGTGTGGTGCATATATTGAAATATTATGGAACCATCAAAAAGACAAAGAAACAGTTGGTGTTTATTTTGAAAAAGATAGTGCAGGAAAATTGATTGAAAAATCTGTTGGATATGTATGTCAGGAATGTGGTGGATTTTTTAAAGAAACATATAAATATGATATGAATCTTAATGGCAAATATATACCAACTGCTGATCCAATAAGGGCCGGTTTTTATTCTTATCATATACCATGTTTTATTTCTGCACCGCACATGTATAGTTGGACAGATTATGCGCATAAATGGTTAGATATTTGGAAAGGTGGGAATGAAAGTAAATCAAAGCGAAAAGTATTCAGAAATCAAGTCGAAGGTTTGCCATGGGAAGATAAAAAGGAAAATGTGCAAAGAAATAGACTTATTAAAAATACAAGGAAATATGAAGTTGGCACTGTTCCAAATAAACAAAGCAAGGAAGATGGAAATGGAAACATTGTTTTATTGACATGTGCATGTGACTTAAACGGAACATTAGATGATGCAAGATTGGATTATGATGTTTTTGCATGGTCAGAAAATGGATCTGTTTATTCTGTTGATCAAGGAAGTGTTGGAACGTATCGAGCAAAGTCAGATCCAGAAAAAAGGGATTGTTGGACATATAGGAATGAAAAACCCAATAATGTATGGGATTATTTATATAATGAGATAATTGCTAGATCTTATTATACAGATGATGGCAATGAAAGAAAAGTAATGTTGACAGGAATTGATACTGGTTATTACACCCATTTTGCTTATGGTTTTATTGATCAATATCCAGGATCTGTTGTTGGTATAAAAGGTCGTGCAGATGATAAATTTGTAAAAATAAGTAAAGATGTAAGACTATACAAAGAAGCACGTGAAAGGCCAAATTTATATATTGTTGAAACTGATAAGATTAAAGATATTTTATCAGAAATGATCAATTTAAGATGGACAGAAACTGAACCACAGCCTGGTGGATTTATGAATTTTCCTGTTCCAACAGCAGAAAAATATACACCTAAATATTTTTCACAATATGAACAGGAAGAAAAAGTTATTGAAGAAAATGAAGATGGTGAACCGGTTGGTTGGAAATGGAAGAAGAAATTTGTTACTGCACAGAATCACTTCTTTGATACTGCTGTTTATAATATTGCATTACGTGAAATAATAAGTCAAAGGATCTGCAAGGAATTTGATATTAAGAATGGATCCTGGACTGATTTTGTGACAATTATAAAAAAAATAGCAGGAATTTAGGAATTGTCATAAAAAATTTTTTATCTTTGTTTAGAATTAGTCTAAATAAAAACAGTAAATGTCGACATGTACTGAAAAATTTTATATTGAATCAGCAACTTCACTGGAAGAAAAGCTGACCAGATACGGCCAAATTATTACTGCACTTGAAACGCACATGTTAGATGTTGCAGCAGGTAATTCAGATGTTTCTGAATATTCAATTGATGATGGCCAAGTCAAAATCTCAACAACATACAGGGATCCGGTTGCAATTGCAAAAGCAATTGACAGATTCACTTATTTAAGAAATAAAGTTTTAAATAAATTAAATGGTCGATCTTTTGCACTTAAAAATTGGAGGGGATTAACATAAATGGCTTTTTTAGGAATTAATTGGAATTTCAGAAACAGATCTTCAGAATTAGATCCAAAATCATATTCGACAAGTGATTATTGGTCAGGTGAAAATATAATGGCGGTTGAATTTAATGGTGAAAAAACACCATATGAACTTGGAAATCCTTTGAGTTTTAAACTTGATTATTATTCTTTAAGACTTCGTGCATGGGAATCATATTTGATGTCAGATGTTGTTCAGAATGCTATAAGAAAATATTGTTTATGGATTGTTGGATCAGGATTGAAGCTGCAAAGCAATCCCATTGTGGACGTTTTAAAAAAATACAGTGTTGATCTTAATGAAAATCAAATAAAAGATTTTACATTGTCAGCAGAAAGTCAGTTTAGACTTTATGCAACAACAAAAGAATCTATTTATTCCAAAGAATATAATTTGCATGATGAAGCAGTTGAATCACTTAAAAATGCACTTTTAGCAGGTGATATTCTTTGTATATTAAGATATAAAGGTGGTGTTGTGTCTATTGAAACAATTGATGGAAAACATGTACAAACACCAATAATGTCACATTATAATGATGATGCTGTAAAGCGTGGCAATATTATACAGCAAGGTGTTGAAGTAGATTCAAAGGGAAGTCATGTTGCTTATTATATAAGGCAATCAGATTTTTCATATAAAAGAATTTTAGCAAAAGGATCAAAAACAGGAAGAAGAAATGCATGGTTAATGTATGGATTAAAACACAAAAAATCTGATGTTCGTGGAATGTCTTTATTAACAGCAGTGTTGGAAACGGCTGCAAGTATGGACAGATATAAATCTGCTGCATTAAAAAGTGCTGAAGAAAATGCAAATGTTCCTTATACAATAGAACATGGTCAAAATTCAGATGGTGAAAATCCATTGGCACAATCAATTGCAGCTTCTTTTGGAAAAGGAAAAGGTGTTGATCCTGAATTGGATCCTGAAATTTGTGATGCTATTGCAGCAAAAGTTGCAAAAACAACAAAAGGTCTTGCATTTAATATGCCTATTGATGCACGTTTAAAAAGACATAATGCAGATACGGATTCTAATTTTCAAGCATATTTTAATATAAATATTGATATTATATATGCAACATTAGGAATTCCACCTGAAGTTGCAATGGATAAGTTTGGTGGTGCTTATTCTGGAAGTCGTGCAGCAATTAAGTCATGGGAATTCAAAATTATGGTGGACCGTGAAAACATTTTAAAAAGGCAATTTTACAAACCATTTTTTGATTTATGGTTGGATATTGCAATTTTAGAAAATAAAGTTCAAGCACCTGGATATCTTGATGCTATGATTAAAAATGAAAATATGATTTTAGAAGCATATAGAAATTCAAGGTTTATTGGTCAAGGTGTTCCACATATAGATCCAGTCAAGGAAGCAACAGCAGAAAGAATTAAATTAGGTGATAAACTTGAAAATGTTCCATTGACTTCAATAGAACAATCAATGGAAAATTTAAATACTGGTGATTTTGATCAAAATATTAAAAAAGTACAATATGAAAAAGAAATTGCAAAAGATTTTATTGATGATGGTTCTGCTGTTGTCAATAGCGGTGACAGTTAAAGGACAATATCAGGTTCCTGAATATGTACAAAATTATGATAGTGATAAACCAACCGTTTATGCTGTTGATTTAGGTGGTGGTTATCAGCAAGTTGCAGACAGCACTGCAAAAGCAGATCTTTCTTTTTATAAACGTGTTGTTGGAATGATGGTTACATATAATAATGGTGCTGATTGGATAACAGAAAGATATGATGGTGTTGATACAACAACAGTCAATTGGGTGGATCCTGATAATTGGTCAAATGTCGGAACAGCAGTTAAAACAGTTATTGGTGAACAAGAAATTTCATACAATACAGATGATTATACATTAAACATTCCAACTGGACTTGGACCTGTTTTGCAGGTTGGTCAGGAAAGGTTTACAATAGTTTATAATAATACATCAGATACATTATTTAATGGAACAGTGGTTTATCCTGTTGGACAGGTTAGTGGACGTCCATCAGTTGAAAAAGCAATTGCAAACACACATGAAACAATTCAGTTTCCATTAAGTGTTTTGACAATGGATATTCCACCGGCTTCTGAAGGAATTTCAACAGGGTTTGGTTATGTAAGAAATTATAATACATCAACATTTTCACTTGGACAACCAATTTATCTTTCTGAATCTGATTCAGGTTTGTTGGTTGTTTCAAAACCTGAATTTCCTGATTATCCTGTTTTAATTGGTGGTGTTACTAAGTTAGGAACAACAGATGGTGAAATATTTGTTAGAATCGGTGGTGATGAACCAGAAAACACTGTTGTTAATTTTTGGAATGGTGTATTTAGAGAAACGTTTGATTTTAGAGTTACAGAATCAGGTGGAACAGTTACAGGAACATTGACACCATCAAATGGTCATGAAGATATGACAATGATTTTTTCAGATGGTTTCACAATGTTAGACACAGATCCAGGTGCAACAATAACTTTAACACCTGGAACAGACACAAATCCTGCAACAAATTATGTTTATATTCCAGAATCAACAAAAGTTTTAACTGTTAGCACATCAGATTGGCCAACAGCAGAACATATAAAAGTTGCACAAATTTTGTTGCAATCTGCAACAACAACAGGAACAAATGGAGCTTTAAGAAATCAAAATTGGAATGATGCGATTGAAAATACATCTACTTTTCAAGGTCATTTATCACATATTGGTGAAAAAATAAGGCAATTTGAATCTCAATGGAATTCTGGAACAGAAGGAAGTATTGATGCAGCAGGATTGCCAACTAATGTTTATATTGATGTGACACAGGGGACTGTTTATCAAATGCACAAACAGACTTTTCCTGCACAAACAATGTCAAGTGGTGATGATATTCATGTTGTAAATGATCCGGTTACACCATACAGAATTACAGCTAATTTAAATGATTTAACTGTTGATGCAAATAATTCTTCAATAAATAATAGGTGGACACCTGTTGTTGTTTGGGGTGTTATCAATAAAACTGGTGAAGAATCACATATAATGTTAAATTTACCATTGGGATCATACACTTCAGAATCAAGTGCAGTTTCAGATGCTTTGAATTATGCTGTTTATGATATTCCTAAGGAATTTCAAGGTGTTGGATTTTTAATTGCACGTTTTGTCATTAGAAAATCAGGAACAAGTTTCACGTATAATTCTGGTGTTGGTTATTTAGATTTGAGGGGGAAAATACCAAATACAACAGCAGGTGCAGGTTCTGGAAGTTCTGGAATAACTACATTTTTAGGCTTAACAGATACAGAAGCAAGTTACACACCATATGAATTTCAAATTGCAAATGCAGGTGGCACCGCTTTGGAAAGTCCTTCTGATTTAGTTTATACATCAACAGGATTGGGTGTTGGTGAAACATCGCCATCATATAAATTGGTAGTTGATGCAGCAGGAGTTAATGAAGTTGCAAGATTACTGTCAACTGATAATAATGCTTTTTTTAGCATTAGAGATGATGATACAGAAACATATTTTGGTGCGCAAGATGATAAATCTTATTTTGGAAGAAATGCAACTTTGTCAAGTGATAATTTAATAATTCAAGATAATGGATATGTTGGAATTGGTACAACAAGTCCAACACATAAATTTAGTTTAGTAGATGGTCGTGCAAGTATAAGAGAAACAACAGATACAGATTATGCTGTTTTATATTTTGGAAACGATATTTCAGCTACTGAAGCAGGTTTCTTTTTAGCTGGAAGTAATGCAACTGCATATGGTGGCGCACGTTCAGTAAATTTAATTAATTTAGACTCATATCCATTAACTTTAGGTACAAATGGTGCTGTTGATTTCTTTATTCAAAGTGGGGGAAATGTAGGAATAAATGATTTAACACCATCATATAAATTAGATGTAAATGGAACAGGGAGATTTACAGGAATAGTTAATTTTGATGTATTTCCAGTAACACCAAGTTCAGCACCAACAACAGATTATCAAGTTGCAAATAAAAAATATGTAGATGATAATGCAGGTGGTGGTGTTGTTTTTAACGGTTCGACGCATGGAACAGTTTCTGAAAATGATTTATTTGATGCAATGAAAGGTGATATTCCAAATACTAATGATGAAATGGTTGTTTCAGGTGGTTTGGAAACAGCTTCTGCAACATATATTGTGGCACGAGCTGTAAGAACATCATCAACAGCAATAACATTATATGTATTAACCGATTTAGGAGTAGCAACAACATATGTTGTAAATGATGGTGATACAACAACAAGGGTTCAAAGTTTAGCATGGTAAAAAAATAAATATGCCTTTTAAAAAAAATTGATGATTCAAAAAAAATATTAATATCAGTTATAACTGGTGTTATTATGATTGTAATTACCAACTGGTTTTCCGGTTATAAATTGAAAAAGCAAGCTATTGAAAGCAATACTTCTGCAATAAGCAAAATGGAAGGAAGTAAGGTTGATCAAGAAAAATTTAATCAATTTGTTAAGATGTATGCAGAATTTTCTGTTTTAACTGAAGAAAGATATACAATAATTAACAAAAGACTTGACCAACTTGAAGGAAGGCAGCGTGAAATTGAACTTAAAAAGCTAACAATGATTGAAAGAAATATTGGAATAATTCAAGAAAAAATGAAAATATTATTACATGAATATGGAATGAGAACAAGGGATGGTGGTGAAGTTAGCCTTCCATTAGAGTATTTTATAATTGAATCATAATATTATGGATAAAAATCAATTAAGAAATTTAATTATTCAAACATTAACAGCAATCAATTTATATTCTGATGATGCTGTTAATTTAATAATGGGAACAATTGCACAGGAATCTGGATTTGGAAAATATATCAAACAAATAAAAGGTCCTGCACTTGGTATTTGTCAGATTGAACCAAATACATTTAATGATATTTTAAACAATTATTTAAAATATAAATTTGAATTAAAGCTTGAAATTAGAAGGTTTTGCAATATTGTTGAATTTAATCAAGACAGTCTTGTTTATAATTTAGCATTTTCCATTGCAATGTGTAGAATTTTTTATTTAAGAATACCTAAAAAACTTCCTTCAGATTTGGAAGGATATGCAGGATATTGGAAAAAATATTATAACACTTATTTAGGTGCAGGAACAGAAGAAGAGTTTATTAATAATTATAAAAAATTTGTATTATGACACTTTATTTATCAGTATTGTTTGCAGCATTGATATATGCTTTGATTGATTATCTTGGAAAAGAAGGATCAGAAATTTTCACAAAGAAATATATATTAACATTTATTGTTAATGTATTAGCAGGATCATATTTAATTTGGGCTTTTAAATTTAAACCTGAAGTTTTTATGGTTGGAAATATTGATTTAATGATAATTGTTGCAGGTGCATTTGGTATTTTTGGCCAAAAATTATTCAAATCAATAATGCATATGGCAAATCGACAAATAAAAACTAAATTGAATTTATACAGGAATAAAAAATGAAAATCATTTTAAGGCTTATATTTGTCTTTTTATTGTTTAGTGGATGTTCTGCTTCATATCACATTAAGAAAGCAGAGCAAAAGTGTCCTGAATGTTTTTCAGAACAATCTGATACAGTCATTAATATAATAAAAAGAGATACAACAATTGTCATTGATACGGTTTTAAAAACTGTTGTGCATGACAGTCTTGTTGTTAATGAACAGATCCGGATTAATAATGATCTTTTAAATAATTGGTTTAAAAAGAATAATAAAAAAATAATCAATTCAGATCCTGTTTATAAAAAGGAAAATGGAATTTCTGCAAAGATGTGGATTAAAAACAACAGGATTCAAGGAAGATTTAAAATTGATTCTTCAATTTTTGTTCCATATAAATATCAGTTGGAAATAAAAAATGCATTAATTCAAAAACAAACTCAAATCATAAAAAATAAGAAGATTGAAATTCAAAAACAGGAATCTGATTTTAAAAAAGATATGAAAACAATGTTTTATGTATTTATTTCCATTATTGCATTGATTATTATATTGTTTGTTACAAAAATACTTTTTAATAAGTAATTTTTTTATATATTTGTTTGTAATTAGTCTAAATAAAAATAAGTATGAATTTTAAATTAGCGAAAGAAATTTATGGAAATGCATGGTTCATGGATGTTTTTTCCCTTCAAAAATATTCTGGTTTATTAGAACATTTGCGAAATGGTGGAAATATTGATGCATCAGAAGGCAAAAGTAATGACTGTACAATATTTAGATTGAAAGATCAGGTTACAGTTACAGATCGTGTTTTTGAAGCTGCCAATGATGATAAGGGAAATGATTATGTTTCTGTTATTAACATTGATGGACCAATTACAAAATATGGTGGTTTATCTTCATATGGAACTGTTGATTTGGCAAATAAGTTAAAAAAGTTTGAAAATTTAGACAATGTAATTGGCCATATTTTATACACTGAATCCGGTGGTGGATCTGCAAATGCAATTAAATATATTACAGATGTAATTGAAAATGAAATTGAAAAACCAGTTGTTTCATTTATTGAAGACATGTCTGCAAGTGCAGCATATTATATAAATGCATTTTCTGATTATATTATTGCAAATGATGAAGATGCTTTAATTGGAAGTATAGGAACCTTAATTGAAATGGCCGGTTATCCTAAGATTGCAGAAGATAAAAATGATGGTCTTAGATATGTAAGAATTTATGCAGATGAAGCATTTAATAAAAATAAAGAGTTTGAAGAAGCAATTAATAATTTAAACTTTAAACCAATAAAAGATAAAATTTTAAATCCACACAATGACAAGTTTAAAGAAGATGTTTCCAGGAACAGAAGCAATGTCAGGGATATTGAATTGACCGGTGAAATCTTTAAGGCAAAAGACGTTGTTGGAACCTTAATTGATAGCATTGGAAGTTTTGATGATGCAGTTAAAAAAGTTACAGAATTATCATCAGGTAATTCATTAAATAGTTCACTTAGTATTAACGAAAACAAATTAAAAATGACAATTGAAGATTTAAAAGCACAACATCCAAGTCTTTACAATGAAGTTTTTGCATCAGGTGTTTCATCTGGTACAGAAATTGAAAGGGACAGGGTTGAGGCCTATCTTGAATTTGTTGAGGTTGATGCCGAATCAGTTAAAAAACAAATTGCTGATGGTAATCAAATTACACACAAATTCATGGCTGAAATGACTAAAAAAATGACTTCTAATTCAATTAAAAACAATATTGAAGAAGAAGCAGCCACTGAAATTGATCCTTCAAAAAAGAAGGATAAAACTAAAGAAGTTGAAGAAGCTGAAAACTTCGAAGCAGAAGTTCAAAAGCATATGGGATTTAAAACTGAAGGAAAGGAATAAATTATGTCAGAAATCGAAAATGTAGAACAAACCAGAAATCAACTAACAACAAATTATGATGTTAGTAAATTTCTTTTAGGATCAAATGCTTTTATTGATGCTAATTTAACAGCATCAGGTGATGATGTTGCTTTGCTTCAAGGAATGGTGATGGGTCGTGTTGCTGCAACCCAATTGTTGACACCTGCTGATAAGGATGCAACAGATGGATCACAATTCCCTGTTGGTTTGGCAGTTGTGGATCAAACAATTGAAGATGGTGACACTGATAATGTGCGCCTTGTTAATAAAGGTAATGTTGCAGAAAGTAAGATTAATTTCTTAGATACAGAAACACTTGACACTTTAATTGGGCCTGCAAACAATCAAAGGTCTTACAGGGATTATTTGAATGATCTTGGTCTTGAATTAATGGGTGGTGAAGAATTAACCCAATATGATAACGATTAAAAAAGAAAGGATATAAAAATGAGTTTACCAGTACAACAAGCAACAGGAATTTATACAAAAGCTTATATGAAAGCTTTTCGTGAAGATATTCCAGTCCCATCTTTTTTAAGATCGTTTTTTAAAACAGAAACATATCCAACAAAAACAGTTGCAATTGAAGTTCAGCGAATGGATGAAAAAATTGCAGTTGATGTTTTGCGTGGAACGGATGGAAACAGAAACCAATTTTCAAGATCAACTGAAAAGGAATTTATGCCACCTTTCTTTGATGAAAATTTTGATGCAACCGAACTTGATCGCTATGACCGTGTGTTTGGTGAAGATCCTTCATATACACCAATGACAATTGGCTATTTAGCAAAAGATACTTCTGCAAAATTAATTGAATTAAAGAAGAAAATTGAACGTGCTAAAGAATTGATGTGTTCACAAGTTTTTGAAACAGGAATTGTTGAATTAGTTAATGGTGATAATATTGATTTTAAAAGAAAATCAACTTCAAAAGTAGATCTTTCTGGTTCTGGCGGTTATTGGTCAACAGTGACAACAGATGTTGAATCACAACTAATTGCAGGTGCTGAGTTTGTAAGAACTTATGGCAAAAGTGGTGTTGCTGAATTCAATTTGGTAATGTCAGGATCTGCATTTGTAAATCTTAAAAAAACAAATTATTTTAAGGACAATGCAGATTGGACAAATGTGAAATTAGTTGACATTAACATGCCACAAAAAGCAGCATTTGGTGCAGGATATCATGGACAGATTTCAGCAGGTGCATATATTTTTAATATATGGACATATGATGAAATTTATAAAAATGCATCAGGCACAATTACAAGATATCTTCCAACAACATGTGCATTTATGGTTCCTGTTAGTGGAACAAGATTTGAATTATCACATGCCGGAATTCCTGCAATTATCAAAGATAAAAAGAATGCAGAATTTGGCGAATATATTGCACAACAGGCCAGTGAATATTGGGTTAATAATTACATTGATAAAAAGGCTAAATCACATACTTTTGAATTAATGTCAGCACCTTTGCCTGTTCCAGTTACAGTTGATATGATTTATACTATGACAGTTTTAGGTGAAGCAGCACCAGAAGTTGGTTAAAAAAGAAAGGAAAATAACATGAAAAAAATAATTTTATTAATAACATTTATAACACTTGCATTTTGTGGATTTTCACAAAATGCAACTGTTGATCAGACTTTGGATTATGATCAAACTTATGTTTGGTATGATGGTGTTGCAACTGATGTTATCACAACAACAGATACAACTTGGACTTATACTGTTAGGAAAAAAACAGATGCATTAAATTATTGTTTTGTTGACATGTTGATTGATTCAACTGGTGGAACTGCAAATAGTATTAAAATTTATTTGCAGAATAAAAAATTTCCAGATACAGATTTTACAACTATTACAACAGTCACATGGGATGGAACAAATGTAATTGCAACAGGTAAAATTGTAAATTTTGCACCTTCTGCTGAATATGCAACATTTAATTCTGATTCTACAATCACAACAACAGTTTCTGATCAGAATAATGCAGGTGAATATTGGCGTGTTTATGTTGAAGGTCAAGATAATACAATACTTGCATCCATTAGAAGGTTAAATTTTAAATTTGTTAAGTAATGAAATATATATTAGTTTCAACATCAGTACAAATTAAAAATAAGGTTTTTAGAAAGTCTGAAAATAAAGAATTAGATGATTCTAAATTACCGAAAGAAGCACTAATTTCTGCATATAAATCCGGCTTTATTAAGCCAAAGGGAACAAAAGCGGAAACACCAAAAGAAGTGAAAGCACAATATTTAAAGGAATTAGAAAAAGAGTCTGAAAAGCCTTTTGAAAATCCAACTGAACTTCCTGATGATATGCCAGGAATAGATGCTTTAATTGCAGGAAAAATTTTGACAATTGATCAATTAAAAGAAATTGATGATTTTTCAAAATTAAAAGGAATCGGTGCAAAAACTGATGCTTCAATTAAGGAATGGATGAAAATCAATATTCCTGAAGGTGGAAATACTGAAGGTGGAAATGCTGAAGGTGGAAATGCTGAAGGTGGAAATGCTGAAGGTGGAAACGCTGAATAACTAAATAAAATGAGTTTAGAAAGAGCCGTTGCAGATATAAAAAGATTTTCACAGAAAGAATTTTCTGTGGAAATCTCATTTACAAATCCAGATGGTGATGAAAATGTTTCTGTAAAAGGTTTTTCTTCTAAACATCATTTTTCAATAAGTCCTGACACTGGATTGCCGGTGAACAGTAAAAATGCACATATTTCTGTTGTTGAAAGTGTTTTAAAAGATGCAGGATATACAACAAGAAATGCAGATAATGAAATTGCTTTAAAAAATCATTTGGTTTCATTTGCTGATGCAAGTGGATCCACTTATTCTTTTTTAATTGATGATGCAATGCCAAGTGAAACATTTGGTTTGATTGTTTGTACTTTAGGAAAATATATAAATGGCTAAAATAACCGGACAAATACCTGAACAAAATTTTGAAAAAATAAGGGACAGAATTGGTCTTATTTTATCAACTGAATTGGCAGCACAAACGGTTGCTTCTGACATTAAAAAGGTGTGGATTGAAAGATCTATTCCATTTGATAAGACAGAATTACCTGCAATCAATGTTGTTTGGGATAATGCTTCTTATGATAGTCACAATCCAAAAGACAGACGTGGTGAAAATCAATATTTTATTGATATTCAATATGAATTTACACACACATCAACAGAAAAAGGTGATATTGCAGGATCAAAAAAGGCACAAAGAATTGCAGGAATAATTGCATATATTTTATCAAGTGGTGAATATTATACTTTAGATTATGATCCTGGACTAATACAAAGCAGGTGGATTGCTGATTTGAAAATTGGAAGAATTTCTGAAGGTGATGCCTTGCACAATGTTGTTGCAAGGGTTTCATTTAAAGTTGTTGCAAATGAAGAAGTTGGTAATTTGTCTGGTGTTGCAGGTAAAATTTTCACATCACAGTTTAAAATAAATGAATCTGAAAAGGGATTTTATTTAGAAATTGATAATTCTTAAAAAACAAAAAACATGTCAGTATTAAGTACAGCAATAGATTTAACCAGGGTTTCAAGAATCGTTGGTTATAAAATTAAACCGGCCGTTTTTAATCCGGCCACCCCTTATTTGCCAC